CGAGCCGGGCTGGACGTTCATCGCCGGCCCGAACAATCCTGCTTGCATTGCGGCAGGAACCTGCAACTTAAGCGCAGACCAGATCGAAGAAGCGCGGCGAGATCAGTACCACGGCTTTGTGCCGCCAAACTCGACAGCGGGGCACGCGGTTACAGGCGAGCCGATTGACGTAAATAATCCCACGCTGCCGTCGGAACTGTCTTTGACCTACACTCTTCCATTTGTTCCGGGTTCGAGCACGACAGCGGTTTTGGGGCCAAACTCATTAGGACAGGAAATGTTGAGCGAGGCGGCCGGAACTGCGGCGCGAATCTGCGATGCGACAAACGGCGTGTGCGCGTCTCCCGTCGCAACCATCATCAGCAGTGGGGCAATCACGGTCGTAGCGCAAAACACCTATATCATCTGCACGGCGAACTGCACGATCACACCGCTTCCTCCTGCGCTGAACGTGCAGCTCTGCGTTCGCAACGGACCCGATACGGATGCAGTGGTTACGCTGGCGGCGCTCGGATCTGGAAATTCCTATGAACTGACCGACCACACGACTTGGGGGACAGCCAACCACGCCGTGGTGTCTCCCGGCAGCGCGTATGACGAAAGCTGCTGGATTGGATACAGCACCACGCAGTATGCAAATTGGAGCTCTAGCGTTCCTTGGGCGGATTGAGGAGCAATATGAGAAATAAATGGTTGATTCTGCTCTTGTGTGTCGCCGCGGCGGTTTGCGCATCGGCCCAGGTCCAGCCAACGAAGGTCGCCGCGTTCGTAAGTACGACCGGAACCCTGGCAGGCCCGTGGGAGCCACTGACGGGCAGCGGCGGAACGGCGGTCCCCAATCTCGTCCCCCTGTACGTCGCCATCTTCTACTCGACCGATGGCACGGGAAATCCTGGAACCTGGGCGCCATGTACCACCAGTTGCTTTGGTGGAGGCGCTGTCTCATCTGTTGCCAATAGTGACGGCACGTTGACCATCTCGCCTACTACCGGCGCGGTGGTAGCATCGCTGAATCTGGCCCACGCGAACACTTGGAGTGCAATTCAAACATTCTCGACAGCACCGATTCTAAGCGGTCTGACTGGATACGTTTATGCAAATGGTGCTTCTCAGGTTGGAGCGGCGACGACTATCCCCCTCGGAAGCATTGTGAGCACAGCGGGAACACTCGCGCCCTTGTATCTGGCGAATGCCACGAGCGGTCTAATCACCCTCGAACCCGGAACAGGAGCGATTACTTCCTACACTATCCAACTTCCGGTTGCTCAACCATCGGCTGGCAATACTAGCCTTTCCTGTACGGCTGCGAATCCCACTGTTTGTACGTGGGTCGCCCCCGGAGGCAGCGGCACAGTCACAGTTGTTAGCTCTGGAAACCTAACTTCTACCGCTCTGGTTACGGGCGGCGGCTCTCAGGCTTTGCAGACACCTTCTGCAACCTCTACGCTGGACGTCTCTGGAAATCTCTCAGTAGCGGCCGGTGGTTCTCTTGGTAGCGCGGACACTGGAACTCCGAAGTTCACTTTTGCGACGAACAAGATCACGGTCAATCAGCCGCTTTACCATGCGCAGACGAGCAACCAAGAGGTGTTTGGGACATCGACGAATCTGACGACATCGACCTACCCTGCCTCGTCTGGAGCGGTGACGCTGACGTTTCCAAACACCAGCGAGTATATGGTGGGCGCAAACTCGGATACGACCACGACGCACGTCCTGCACGCGACGGCTGTACCGGGTGTGTACAACTCTGCGGCGATTGCCGCGGGTGATATTCCAGCTACTGCCGTCCCCGCTGTTGCGGTTCCGACACCTAGCGCCTCCATCACCCTTGCGGCCCCGTCTGGAATCGCCGTCTGCACAGGGACCTGCACGGTGTCTGTTCCTGTACCGGCAGCGGGATACCAATTCTGCATCCTCAACGATGACAATGTGAGCACGGCGATCACGTTGTCCGCTCTTGGGTCAAGCGCCAGATATGAAAACTCTGCTCGCACAGCTTACGGAACAGCGGGCACTGGTACGCTAGTCCTGTCGGCAGCAACAGGAAACCTTGTCTGCATTGCGGGGCGCGATTCAACGCATTACCTGACCACGAACTACGTGGGAACTGTGACGGTGAACTGATGAAGCGTCTATTCGTACTCCTCGCGTGCCTGCTTGCGGTTCCAGCGCAAGGCCAGATTCTTTCGATTATCATGGGCGGCACCAATCAGCGCGCCGCAACGCCAACATTCTCTCCGGCAGCGGGTGCGGTAGCGAACCCCACGACCGTCACAGCATCGACCAGCACGAGCGACGGATGCACGATCTATTTCGACACATCCAATCCCCCGGTCACGGCTCAGACCACGTACTCCGTGACCACGGGCGTCACACTCTACGCACAAGCGAGAGGCTGCGCTCATCATAGAGATAGCTCAGTGGGAAGCGCGACGTACACGATCAGCGGTCCACTTACTATAGCCCACGATGCCAACAGCGACTCCGGTGACTGCTCGACGGCTACGACAGGATCGCCATGTACGTGGAGCCACACGATTACAGCAGCCAGCCCCGGCCCTGATTTGTGGGTAGGGTGCGGAATCAATGAGGGCAATAATGTAATAGCCATCAACTCAGTCACTTACAATGGCACGTCGATGACCGCCATAAACTCAAGTGAAAATGGCTATTTTACTAAAGTGTGGCTATACCACTTATTTTCTCCAGCTACGGGAACACATAGCATTATTGTGACCCCGAGTGGTTCGACAGGCTTGACAACATCCTTCTACTGCAAAGCGGTGTCTTTCACTGGTGCAAGTGGCTCTGCGCTCGACAACTCTGGCTCGGCAACAAATACATTTAGTTCAACCGCGACACCAACAGTAAGTATTACGACTGCGAACGCAAACGCATGGATTATTGATGTAGCCGGGATAGGCTTGGACTATGGTTCTGCCGCGCCTAGCTCGCCACAAACTCAAGTTGGAAGCTATCACTTGATTCAAGGAGTATCTGCATTTGGGATGTCCTATCATGGCCCCATTGTAACTCCAGCAGCAACAAATGATGGCTGGACGGAGACGGGTGATCCAACTACAAACCATGTAATCGTTGTAGCTTCAATAAAGCCGGGGCCATAACATGAGAAAACTACTCAACATTATTATCTTCGCGCTTCTATCGTTGCCCGCATTCGGGCAGAGTGATCCGTTAAACTCTGCCTATGCTCCGTCGCTTTCGTGCACACCATCAAGCGCATGGCTTACAGACACGATGCAGAAGGTGCGGCAGGATGGCGGCGCGCCGGGTTCGTATCCGTGCGGCTTACTCATTTATGCCACGCAAAATGAGTTTGCTGACTTTCAGGTTCACTGGCATGACTCCGGCGGTGGCACAGCGAATCTCAGCGTGACAACCAGCAGCTTTGTAAAATCGACAGGACCGGGCGGCAGCAACACAATCTCAAATCAAACTTCTTCGCTGCCCTTTCCGATTACTGTCTATCGTGAAGCGTACATGAACGTGACTGGCTATGTATCATCCACGGCCAACACTTTCTACGGCACGACCGGCTATTACCCGGACATTCTGATTCCAGCAGTTGACCCATACTGGGGCCAGACCACAAACGCATGGCCGTTCAACGTATCGTCAGGAAATAATCAGAGCGCCTGGGTTGACGTGCTGATCCCGCCAACCGCGCCTTCCGGCTATTACCTCGGTTCAGTCACGGTCAAGAGCGGCAGCACGACGCTTGCAACCATGCCCGTGGTTATCGGCGTATGGCAGTGGCCGTCAGCAGGATATATGCCCGCGACCCCGACGCTCAAAACGATGCTTTGGAATTGGGGATACAACGGGCTTTGCATTCAGATGTATAACCCCGGAACCACCACGGTATCGTGCGGGAGTTATCCGGGAGGAGGTATCACTGGCGATCCGAACACGGCAATCTGGCTGGACGCTGATCTGATAGCGAAGGATAACCGCTACGATGCTGGAGGAATCGAAAACGTCTTTCCCAACACCGGCAGTTTTTCTAACTACACCACTTATGTCGGCCCGATCATGAATGGAACTTGCAACCTACATGCTGGAGGCGGATCAACATGCCCAGTGCTTTCCGGCTCCAAAAATACGACTAAGGAAATTAGTCTGGCGGGAGGAGTTGCAAGTTCGGGCATCTGGAGCAACTTTCAAACCAACTTTGTTACCAACGGTTGGGGAACGGCGGGCACGCTACCGCTGTTCGATTATCTAGTGGACGAGCCTCACACAAGCGGCGATTTCGCTACGCTTATATCCAATGCTGCCACACGACACGGATATTTGAATCCAGGGATTCCCGAACTCGTTACCACCGATCTCGTCACCGCGACAACCTATTCCGCGCAGAACTCGATTGACATCATGGTCTCGAACAATGTTGTGCTGGAGCCGATAGGTGGCCCACTTCAAAATCTTACGAATTACGCAACGTGGCTGACCGGCTCGACGGATGGCATCCCGCGCCACTGGTGGGCGTATCAAGGCTGCACTAGCGGAGGTACTTGCGGGAACGGGTATCCTGGAGACAGCACATACACCTATTCAAATTACGATGTCGATGGCAAGCCCGCAGCCAACCGCGCTTTTGAATGGTTGACGTATCTACATGGACAGAGCGGCGAGTTGTACTATGCCGGGGATGTTTGCGATACAACCACCTCGTACCCAGCGACCACTTGTGGAGTAACGCCCATCAATCCGACATCGCCCAAAGACCCTTGGGTGTCAATATACGCCTTCGGTAATTGGGGAGATGGCACGCTGTTCTATGCAGGCAATGTTAAGCCGGGTTCACCCGGATACATGGGAACAGGAGTTACAACGCCCATCATCCTTCCAAGCCTCCGCCTGAAGCACATCCGAGACGGAGTGCAGGACTACGAATACCTGAACGTCTTGAATAATCATGGGCAGGGCGCGCTCGTGACCACCGAGATCAATAGCTGGATCACGAACTCCTATACGTTTGAAACATCAGGTAGCGGGCTTGAGGCGGCGAGGTCGGCTCTCGGAACGGCGATGCACCAGTTGACCTATCCGACCAGCACAAGTCCGCTGGGTGTGATGCAGGGCGTTGGGACATTTCAGGGCACGGGGAAGTTGCAGTGAGCGGGACCGACCAGAAAGTGGGAGTACACCGCCGTAAAATCGGACCAGCGTCGGAGAGCGAGCAAGGGAGATAAGTGAGCACGATGCCAAGCCATGACGACGGAGATTGGATTCGGTGGAGGGCGAAGATGACAAGCGAGCATGAATCACTCGTGGCCGGGGTGTCCAACTTCCGCAATTTTCAAGTGGATGTGCGAGAGTTCATTACCGATTATAAGGCGCGGGATGATGAACGAAAGGATCTCGTGTTGAGCCAGCAAGAAGTCGTCAAGGCCACACTGGAAGCCCACAGCGCCCAGCAGGCAAGAAAAGACAACCTGCGGACGACCATCATCGCTCTGATCGGCGTGCTCATTGCTATTGTGGAGCTATTCAAGCACTAGCGCAGCAGCGGTCCCGGATGCCCAAACGTGGCAAACGGAACGAGCAGGTAGATCAACCAGATGCAAAAGATCACTGCGATGACCACCTGAGCGACACGGGAGAAAGGTGGGGGCAGCGGGATAAGGCTGATGATCCACCAGATCAGGCCGAAGATCAGGCACATCACGAGAATCGAAATCAGGATGGAGAGCATGACAGCACCTCAAGACAAGCCTAGCGTGCCGCGCAAAGAGGAGACTGTACCGAAAGATACACTCCGGCCTGCACCGATTCCCAAGCCGCGGCCTATCACGGATCGGGAATTGGCGGAATATCGCAGGGAGCAAGGGCTGTAGGGCTTGATTTTGGCGCAGACGGGCGTAAACTGATTTTGTTGCGCGAAGCCAATTGAGATAAAACGAGGCCTGCCAACAACGGGGCTGGAAGGCCACCGCAACGAAAGGAAGGCACGACATGGCAAATTGGAAAACGGCTCTCGCAGGATTGCTGGCAGGATTGGCAGTAGCGTGGGCGAACTATTCCGGCCCGAACACCTGGCAGGGATATGTTTCCGCTCTTGGTCCTGTGGCGGTGGGGCTTCTCGCTAAGGACTTCAACGTGACCGGCGGAACGGTTTCATCGAACGCTGTGCCGCCGACGCCCGCTGAGGTCAAAGCAGAGACGTTGCCGGGGAAGTAGGAACCATGACCACCATCCACTATCCCATCGACCAGATTGACAAGTCTCAGGGGCCGGTCACATCGGCGGACCTTGCTTCCTTTGTGGGTGGATGGGCGGTGTATACCGATCTCGCCAAGCTGCACGAGTTTGCATGGCGCGTCGCCAAGGAATTGCAGGACCGCCGCATAGCGGAAACCCAAACGGAAGGAACACCATGAAACGAATCCTGTCACTCACCGCCGCGCTGCTGGTTACGCTGTGCATCGTCGGCTGCAAGACTGTTACTGCCCCGCTGCCAGCATGGGCGCCGAACGCGCAAGTCGCGATTGCTGGACAAGCCATCGACTCCGCCTACAGCACAATCACGGGGTACGAGAAAGACCAGGCCGACTGCGCGGCACAGCCGACGCTCACCAAATGCCCTGGCGTGTCCAACCCGGCGATCCATGCTGCCGTGCAGAAAATGCAGCAAGCCTACGCCATCGCGCAGCCTGAGTTCAAGCAATGGCAGGCGGCTATCCAAGCCAACCCAGACGCTGTCGAGCCAGCCAATTTGGCCTCAGCCATCTCCACGATTCAAACCGTACTGAGCCAGTGGTCTACGCTGGCCAAGTGAGGAAATCATGAGCCTGTTACTTCAAATACTGCTTGGGGTTGTCGGCACGTTGCCGAGCTTCCTCAGTTCCGAGGGCGTCATTTCGTCCGCGTACTCGAACTTGTTCTCTGCGTCCATCGCCGCCATTGCCGCCATCATTGCGGACATCAAAGGCGGGGGATCTGCGTCGAGCGAAACCCAAGCTGTCTTGGTTGCCTTGCAGAGCGAGTACGCCGCTATTCAGCAGAACACCTCGGCTGATCCCAACGTCATCGGGGATATCGCGGAAGTCTCGAACCTGATCGGGGACGCGATTTCAGGATGGAACGGCGACGTTGATCCGTCCACGCTGCCCGTACCGCCAGAGGTTCTGTAACGACGTTGGCCGGCTGCTCTGAGACGCGGTGCACCGTCTCTGCCGGCACTGTGAGGAAGAATGGAAATTCAATACTGGCTTGCTGAGATCGACCAGCATGGCAACCCAAAGCTAATTGACGGTGCTCACGGCGATCCGCAGGGACCAGCAAATGCACGATTCCTGATCGAATCGATGCACCTTGGCGAGCCGGGCCGAAAGTTTGCTACGGCCAAAGTTGAGCTGTCACCTTGTGTCCCGTCTGCGGCAGGGATAAATTTAGAGACGGTTCGCACGATCAACGCAGCTAAAGAATGGAACGCCAAGCATTGACCCCGGCTCCCGCACTTGCCGCCTTCCTTGCTCTCATTGGCTGGAGTGAACCATGCAGCTAACCCCCCATTTCGCCGATACCGAGCTTGGCGTGGCCGGCGTGGATGCGCAGATCGTATCGAATGCCAGGCAGCTTTGCATTGAACTGCTCGAGCCGATTCGCACGAAGTTTGGCGCGACCATTCTGTCGGATGGCTACCGCAACCCCGCCGACAACAAAGCCGCGGGCGGGGCGGCTGACTCGCAGCATCTTTACCTTGGCCTCAATTCCGCAGCGGATATGACAGGCTTTCAATCGGCAGATCTTGAGACCGTTTTCGACTGGATCAGGCTCGAGTCTGGTCTGCCCTTCGACGAGGTGATCCTGGAATTTCATCCCGGCACGGAGCAGCCGCGCTGCATTCACATCAGCTATAACGGCGCGCTCGCGCGGCAGAGACGTAAAGCCTTGACCGGCGAGACCAACGGCGCCGGCACTTATACCGCGGTGGCGGTTGGACCTTGATGGAAATTGATTCCTCGCGCGTGAATGGAGAATCTGGAACCGGCTACGAAGGCCCCGATGGCAAGGGGCCTTTTGCTTGTCATAATTGCGAGTATTTTCGCGATGGATCATGCGGCCAGGTGACGATGATGAAAGTAAGCAAACTGCCGCGCACTCAGGATGGACGGGTAGTTGTTAATCCTCTCGGCTGCTGCGAATATGTCGAAAGGCTGGCTCCCAAACGTAAGCCGCACTGGATAAGGAGAAAGTCCCATGGCTAAACTCCACGCCGCAGCTCGCCGCGCATTGAAGCCGGGCCAGTTTGCGCTCCCCGGCGGACGTTTCCCGATCCCAGATGAGAGCCATGGACGGGCCGCGCTGTCGATGGCGCACAACGCCTCTCCCACAGAGCAAACCACAATCAAGCGCAAGGTGCACGACAAGTTTCCCGACATTAAAAGTCGGCCAGGTAAGCGGACGCTGGCCAAGAAGGGCGGTACTGAATGACCGTACAAGGCTTCGCAGGCAACTCTTACATCCTCGACATCAACAGTGACGCGGGTGCATTCGTCTCTATTCTCGCCAAGAGTACGGTGCGCCGCCTCGAGGTTACGGAGAGCTCCATCACCGCCGCGGGAGCGGCGAATGCACTCCAAGGGGTCCTTGATTATGAGATCCCGAACGATGGGTCTGTAAACGGATTCGCTACCATCTTCCGCGCGCAGCAAGGCGACATGCCAATCCGGTTGGGCTCGCCCATTGCCGACCGCATGTACCAGGGCGAAATCATCGGGCAGCTCGGCCAGCCCATTGTGGGCGCAAATCCTCCCGGGCTGACCACCGCCACGACGATGATGAAGATTCGCTCTGGAACTGCCGCAGCAACCAGCGTCAAGGTGACCGAGTACAACTAATGGCCTTCTGGTTTGTTTCGCGTGAGAGGTTCGAGGACGAGCAGAAGCGGTGCGCAAAGCTCGAAGCTGAGATTGAGCGGCTGCATGAGCTGCTTATTCCCGGCCTGCGCGCGCCGGCGCCAGAGCCAGCGGTCGAGACGCTTCAGATAGGCGAGAACACAGATCTCAGTAAGATTGTCCCCATACAGGGCAAGCCCACGATCGCGTTCATCATGGGCAAGGCCAACCAAGCGGCGGCGCTGGCCGCCCAGGTACCGGGAGCCAAGGGCATCGCCCGGGAACTCGCAGAAAGAGCACGGCCGGCAGTGGCCGCAGCACCAGCTCCACCGAAGGCGGTAAATGGCGACTAACCAGACAGTCCCAATTCCAGGCGCGGTCGGCGCGCCCCAGCCCGAAGCCCATAACGCCGTTAATGCCGAGCGAAACCCTCAAAATCCGCTTCGTGGAGATAAGCAAGTCCAAGAAGCCAATTCGGGGCTCACCCTGGAGGAGCAGCAGCGCGTAGTCGGTGAAATCATCGCGCCCATTCGCAACCAGTGGGCGACTGATCGCATCATGCGCATGCCCACTTGGCTCAAGAACACAGAGTATGACAAGGGCAAGCAAATTCTCGGCTGGGATCCAGTCTCGCGCACCTACTTCGATGCCGTTGCCTGGTACCGGCAGAACAACCAGGAAACCGATTACAGCTATTTAGAGAAGTACATAAACAACATCACCCAGACCTGCCGGCGCAATTTCACTGCCGCGGTGGCGCGTCAGGTGCCTCCTATCGTGGTGCGCCCCGAGAATGCCGATAACCTTGCCGATATGACGACGGCCAAGGCCGCGCAGGAAGCCGTCAGCATCATCGAGGAGAACAATAAACCCAAGGCCATGCTCGGCCTCGAAGCACAATACCTCTATCTTTACGGCGTTTATTTCAAGTGGACCCGCTTTGTGATCGACGGGACATGGGTCGGCTACAAGAACGAGCCGGTGTTTGGCGAGGTTCAAGCGCCCATCTCGGAAGACCACTTTCACTGCACGGATTGCGGCGCGGATTCGACCGAGGCCGAGGTCGCGCAGTCCGGCAGCATGAACTGCGCGAACTGCGGCGCGCAACTCAATCCCCAGGACTTCCAGCCGGGCGAGACTGCATCGGTCATCGGACAAGTAGGCCTCAAGAAAAAGGCAAATGGCCTTCCCAAGTGGAGTGTATTCTGCCCACTCCAGGTGGACACCGACCCAACCAAGGAGTACATCGAAGACGTTCCGCTTCTCGCGCTTGAGTGGGAAGTTGAATCGTCCGAGGTACGCGCCACGTTCCCGGACCAGGCGGACGAGATTGAAGATGGCGCCGAGAGCGCTACTGATGAGAATGCGACCTACGATCGACTAGTCCGGACGATGGTTTTCTCCTCGTCGTTCTCCGTTACCGCGGACATCTTCACCTCGCGCGGAACTTTCTCGCTGATATGGGTCCAGCCTAACTGTTATTACAAACTCAAGAAAGACGATCCGCTGCTGGCAAAGCTCAAGGGGCTTTATCCCTACGGGATGAAGGTCAGCATGCACGGCCAGAAGGTGCTGAACACCGAGAACGCAGTGCTCGCAAAGGAGTGGTCGGTCTGCAAACTTCACAAGGGATACGGCCTCTACCCGCCCAGCGTCGCCGACAATGTTGTGCCGTTCAATGAGCGGTTCAACAATATTTCGAACATTCTCGACGACTATATGGAGCGGTGCTCTACCGGCATTACCCTGGTCGATCCGCGGCGCATCGACATGCGCGAGATGAGCGGAAAGCCCCTCACCGGCGCCGTGCTCAATCCAACGCCGTCTGTCGGCGAAGGCGTCCAGCAGCCGCTTTCGAACGCCGTTTATCACTTCTCTTTCGAGATGGACCCCGGCCTGGTCAATTACCTCGACCGGCTCTGGAACTATTGCCAGATCATCTCCGGCATTCCTCCGCAGGTCTCCGGAACCGGCACGACGCCGGGCGTCGAGACAGGCAAGGGCCAAAAGCAAATGCTAGATCAGGCAATGGGCCCGCTCGGCGACATCTACGACGCCATGAAGGAAGAGCATGCGACGGCCGGCCAAAACGCCATCGAGTGTTTGCAGGCGAACATGAAGTACACAGGCTCGCTCTGGCGCGTGATCCAGGAGAACGGCTCTCCCTTCCGGCAGAATTACGTGCACCTCGACGAGATGCAGGGCCGCGTGAGGGTAAAGGCGTCGACCGACGAAGGCCTGCCGATGTCGCCAGAGCAAAAGCGCCAGTGGTGCGAAAATCTTATGGAGATGGCCGAGAAACAGAATCCGGCGGCGCTCGCGTGGCTCGATGAGGTTTCAAATCAGCAACTGCTCAATGATTATTGGGGTTTGCCTGGATCGATTTCTCCGGGATCCGCGCAGCGTTCGAAGACCCTCCAGGACATTCGCCGGCTGCTCCAGACTCCGCCAGTCAAAAAGATTGGACCGGACGGGAAGCAGGTTGTCGATCCGGACGATGGAGCGCCTATATTTATGCCATCGATCGCACCCGACAAGTGGGTCGAGGATTACACGATCCTGCTCCCGACGGTCGAGCAATTCTGCCGCGAAAACGACGACGTAAAGGGGCAAAACCCGCTCGGCTGGCAGAATGTGATTGCGTACAAGAAGCTCGCTCTCGAGTACCAGTCGCAGGTCCAGGGCTACATGAATAAACTCAAGATGCAGGCAGCCAAAGAGGGGCAACCGCCTCCGCCGACGCCGAACCCTGCAATTCAGGCGATGGAAGCAAAATTGCTCGGACAGGCAGCCGACGCGGCCGACATGCTGCACAGGGCAGCACAGGTCCCAATTACGACACCGAAGCTCTCGCAGCCCCCGGTTGCCGCGGCGGATAAGTTGATCGACACGGTAGAAACCGTAATGGGAAAATAAGGAGAAACGCATGCAAAAACAGTTCAACGACCAAGTGATCTTCTCGAAGGGTGGCGTGCTCGTGCCCGCTATCGTGATCAAGTCTCAACTCCAGGCAGACGGACGCGAGGTCCTCTCCCTGCTCTACGCAGATCCGGCGACAGGCCCCGGACTGGTGCTGGCCGGCGCGACGCGCAAGGTTGCCAGCATTGAACTGGCTGTACTCCCGCTCGCAAAGGGATCGGCCTACGGATGGCTAAATCCTGTGGTCCCGCCGGCGGAACTTCAAGCCCATAGCGCCGCGGTGATCGCTGGCGAGAAACCGCCCGCGGTCAATGTCGCAGATGAAGCCCTTCCCGGCATCCACGGTCTGCCGCAGCAGAAAGACGAGAACGACGCGGATAAGGCCTCGCGGCTGGCTAACATGGCCCACCAGGACCCCGTGGCCTATGAGAAGGCGACCGGCATATCTCTCGTGCCACCGCTGGCGGATGGCTCCGGCACCGGCCGCTACGGAGACGGCGCGGACCATTGGACGCAGACCAGCGATGGAACCGATTACCCGGGTTCCTACGGTGTCGGGCCGCTCGGCTCGGACGGCCAGCCGCTCAAGCCGTTTGTGCCGTTCAAGGAAGGCGAGGAGCCCGTACAGCCCACCGCGCCCGAAAAGTTGGATGAGGCACAGGGCGCCGTCGAGCCCGGCGATCCGAATTCGCCGCACGCGCCTGGATACGCTTCGTTCCATGTAATTGAAAACCAGGGTGGAACCCTTGAATCGCATCCCGGTTCCTATCCTGAAAACAGTCCCCCAAGCGATAGCGAAAGGGAGATAGCCGTCCAGAAGTCGCTCGCGGCGCAGAAATGAAGAGGCTTATCGATCTAATTTGTTGCTTTTCCCATTTGCTGGTATGGGGATGGCTTTTGCCATTTGGATTGGTGGCCGCTTTGATAGATTGGCGTTCTTCATCGAAATTTGAATGGCCCAACGAGCCGCTTTTGCGGCCCTTCCAGTATTTTCAATAACACCATTCGCCGTTTCACTAAAGTTTTCATGGTCGCCCTTCGGTGACCGTTTCTTTTGGCCCACAACCTGACGGGACAAGTTCTCGCAGACTAAGGAGTTTTACCCATGGCAACAACGCCCGTAGCACCGCCTCCCGCGGCAGCCGCTCCAGCAGCACCACCGCCTGCGCCTCCTGCTGCCTCAACCCCGCCTGCGGCACCACCTCCTGCCGCTACCGCGCCCGCTGCGCCTTCTGCTCCCACGGGGGCTGCACCAGCAGCGGGCGCCCCGCCTCAAGGGCCACAGCCCCCAGCCAAACTCGATCCCGGCCAATTCCATGACGCGGTGGAGTCCTACCAGGCCGAGGTTCAATATCGGCAGGACCTGGCCGCATTCAGGGCCGAGCACCCGGAAGTTGAAATCACGGACGAATCGCCGTGGGCAGGATCTGAGGCTCCCGCAGAGGGCGCTCCGGACGCCGCCAAGCCGGCCGAGGAAGCGCCAGCAGCAGAAGCCAAGCCCGGCGAGGAGCAAGCGCCGCCAGCCGAAGCGGGAGCCGACGCCGAGGAGTTTTCCCTCGCCGAGGAAACGGCCCTCACCCCCCAAGCCCTCAATGACCTCATCAAGAACAACCCCGAACGCCAGGCATTTCTCGATGGCGACAAGGAATTCAAGGGCGCGGTATTCAAGTTGGCGCGCGAGCACGCTGAATTGTCGCAGTTTCGTGGCATCTTCCCGACCGCCGCATCGGCTAATTTTGCCAAGGGCGAAGCGAACTGGCTTACCACCGTCGTTTCGAAGATCCAGACAGCGGAGACTCCGAAGCAGATCGATGAAGCGATCGATATGCAGATGGAGCGGTTTCAGGTCAGAGGGGCAGACGGAAAGCCAGTTCTGGACGCTGACGGTTCGCCGCAGTACGAGGACGACGGCTACCGCTATGCCGAGCGGTGGATCGACCGCTACGCCGAGAACACGCTGGCCGAGATTGATGCCAGGATCACCGCCAACAAGTACGGGAGCGATGCCGAGCGCGAAGCTGACAGTGACATGAAGCTGGCGCTCTCGATCATCCAGAAGGACCTGCATCCGTCGAATGAACCGAAGGCGGACCCAGACCTATCGCACCTCCCCGAGGATGCGCGCAGGGAAGTCCAGGCGCGGCTCGATGAGGCAAAGAGGATCGAAGCCGCAAACGCGGCCACGACCGCCGGCGCCGGAAAGCAGTCCCGCGAAAAGACGCGCACTGAGGGTACGCAGAAGTTCTTTGCCGACGCAGGCAAACGCACCTTTGAGCAAGTCGACAAGATTGTGGACGCGCTGCGCAAAGCTGGCGCAGTCATCCCGGATTGGCAACTTGAAGCGAAGATGCCGGGGACCAATGTTAGCGCGTTTAAAAATGCGGTCGGAAATGAGATCGAGCAGTTCATCAAAGCCGACCCCTACCTGTTCAAGCAGCAGCTCGACCTCGAGTGGCAGTATCTCGCGCGGCCGACCCCCGAAAATATGCAGGAGCGCGTCAAATCCTTCGACGCCATCCTCCAGACCAAAGACGAGACCGGCAAGAGCCTCCTCAACAGAATCGTTACCAAGTTGGTTCGCAAGTACGGGGCCGGTGTGCAGGCAGCCGCCGAGGGCGCAACTGTCGATGTAGCGCCCACTGCAAGCCGCGAACCTGTGCAGGGAGGACCCCCGCGGCCGCACACGTTGACGTCCGACGAGGCATGGAAGCAGGCCGAAGCAGGACTTGCCAAAGAACGAAAAGACTGGAATACTATGGACCAATCGGAGCGCATGTCGCTCCTGTTTGCGCGGCAGAGGGAATTGCTCACGCGCAAATGATGCGAAGTCGGCCAGCAGTCCGGACCTTAAACCTGCCAAGCCCGGTGTGAAGCCGGGCACATTTTAGAATCACCGAGGACGAAAAGAGTACCGGCATCTCTTCCATCGACGTACACCGCTGCCGTCGACAGCGCAGGAGAAAAGAGAGCGCCGCTGGAAAAATCGCTCCTCAGCGCAAAAGTAAACCGCTCCCGTTTTTCAGCGTGAGCGCGACTCCACTCCCAACCTAGAACACCGCGCCAGGTCCCCATCAGGATCGCGCCAAGGAGTGTATTCGCATGGCAGCCCCCAATTTCACTACGGCAGCCGCTGATTCCGTAATCATGCTGCAGACCTATACGCCGCCCAAGGAAGTCATCGAGAACATGGAATCGGAGCTTGACCGCCGGTTCTCGACCATGGGCCCGCAGACCATCACCAGCCTCCAAGAGTTCCGCGTCATGCTGCAGTACGAGTACGGTGGCAGCTTCGGCGCCGGCTCGACCGATGGCGGCAACTACCCGACCGGCACCGGTGGCGCCTACAACGAGGGCATCATGACCCCCGTCGAGATCCTGCTCGCCATCACCGCTACCGACCTCCAGAAGCGCATCGGCTCGTCCGGCAAGACTGTTATCGCAGTCAACCCCGTTGACAAGCTGGTCGCCGACGCCCACACGAAGATGCCCAAAAAGCGCAACCAATCGCTCCAGGGTTTTAACACCGGCCAGATTGCGACCGTTTCGGCAACCTATGCCGGCGGCGGCGCTAACCCCATTTCCCTGGCCACAAGCCCCTTCGGCTCGCGCCTCATCGACATCCAGGACACCGTGCAGTTCATGTCGGGTGATGGAAACTACACCCTGCGCGGCTCCGCGGTTGTGGTAGACGCGCCGAAGAACGGTATCGGCACCGGCAACCAGATCACAGTGGATAACGTCCCCGGCGGCGTGGTCGCTGGCGACTACGTGATGGTGAACAACGTCGCCGCCGGCTCGCCGCTGTTCTTCAACGGCATTCAGTACATCGTCAGTCCCAATACGACCGGCGAGTACCTGGGCATGGATCGGTCGCTCTCTTACGTCCAGAGTCCGGCCTACAATGCCAACTCCCTGCTCACCCTCGGTATCGTCGAGACTTTCCTGACCCGCGTCCAGCAGACCATGGGCAACACGGTTTACAACCGCGACCGGCCCGCGAACTTTTGGTACGGCCACAACGCCCAGCGCGCGTCGTGGAATCAGCTCGGGTTCGCCATCCAGCAAATCACCATGCCGACCGGCAAGGCGCCGAAGTTTGATGGCGTTCCCGACACGTTCACCATGGAAAAGATTGCTGGCGTCGAGTGGTTGCTCGACACCGTAGCCGCGATCGACAAGCTGTATTTCATGGACCGCGGTTCGATGATCCGGTGCCGGTTCAATGACGCCCCGCAGTTTGTTCCGGGGCAGATCGACGGCATCTGGTTCCAGCGCCCCAGCGGCAGCAACACGTCCAGCTACAAGGATGCGTGGCTGTACGACGCGGTGAATTATGCGAGCCGCAACAACTGGACCTCGGGCGTGATCTACGGGTTGTCCATCCAGTCAAGTTTTTCAAATTAATGAAATGGAAGGACTTATTTCACTCTAAGTCTTTCCAGTTTAATCCTTGGCATACGGCAAAGATCGTGGTCGCCTTCACTCCGAAGATGGCCCCGATCTTGCCGTACGGCACAACCCAACTTCTGAATGGAGAAAAGATGGCGTCACCGACTTATATTGAGACCGCGAGGGAGCGGATCGAACGGGAAATCAAGGAAAGCATGATCCCGGACACAGAACTCTTCGCGTCCTTCGATGCGCAAGTGTGGGCTCGGGAATTTGTGAAGCACAATCTCGCCTATCACATCGGGCTTGACGAGGGCGCGCTTACAGCATGGTTTGCAAGCGCCATGATGCGCGGGTATGACGAGCATCGCTATCGCACCAAAGGATACAAGCGGTCGATCCGGCGCGCGTTGCATCCATGGTGGTCATGGCGGCGCTATTTCACCCCACTGAGTAGGTTTGGGCGCTGATGCTTGATCCCCTCCGCGACACGCCCCGCGAAGTGACGGAAACGTTGCTCCGCTGGGGTGGCAAAAATCCGCACGGCGAGCCGAACTGGCGCATCATCCTTCTCGAAAATCACCTCGTTCAACGGGCCGGACTCTGGACCGAGTACGCCGAGGGGACGGATATGGTCCAGTTTGAGGAACAAGAAAAGCATCTTGCGTACAGCACGCGGGAGATTGCGCCCGACGCTGTGCGCATTGGCATGTTTTGGGTGCCTCTCTACCCGGTAAAGGGGTGGGGCCTGGAGCGATGGTTTCCGCCCGCGACGTTCGGCAACAAGATTCAATGGGAGTCTGCCCTTTCTCAAGACAATCAGACGCCGATGATGGGGCCTTTCCCCGAGCGCGGCGACTACTTCCTGCTCTCCGGCGGCGGACCGTGGCCAGAGATTCCTCTTCTCGAGGATGTGCGCGCGGCAATCTCCCAATGGGAGAACGCCGATCACTCGCACGGTGTAATCGACGAGGAGGCTCTTGCGAACGCTATGCAGCGCGAGACGCTCGAGTGTGAGGAGCGCGAGGCGCGGCAGTATGAGGAGTTTTTGAACGAGGTCACCTATCAGAGGCTTTCGCACCTCGGATTCATTAAGGAGAACCCGCAACTTTCGGGTTTTCGCAACCGACTCGCCAGCCGTCAAGGGCTGACCAGCCACATTTAACCTCGCGGGACAAGTTCTCGGAGAAAAGGAGAGTTTCACCATGACCACAGCCGTTGATCATCCTGTGCTTCCCGATGATGCAGTAATTCCAGCCACCGGCGGAACTTCCGTCGCTTTGCAGAACCTCGGCCAGTCGGCCGCGGCGCGCGTCGCTTTGCGCGAGGAGAAGCTGACCGAGCTTGAGATTCGCGGCGACATCAAGCCAGCCACAATCATCAATCGCTCGCCCTTCGAGCTGCGGGTCGAGACGGGGCTCTGGGGCTATACCGTTCCGGCCAGGCCATTTGACAAGCCTTTCAGCTTCCACACCATTACGACTTGCCGCTGCGTTTATCCCTACCGCGGCAACCAGGAAATGAGCGACAAGAGCCTGCAGCAGCGGTTTGATTGCAAGGTGCTCCTGCCATGCCATCAGGCAATGGAATTCAAGCATTGGTATGTGGGCGAGAGCGATGAGGACCGCATGCTCAAACAGGGAGGCGTCGTCGTTTTCGAGGGCAACATGGAAGGCGTCACCTCGGCAACCACGGTGCGCGTCCCTACGTTCATCTACCGCAAGGGCAAGCGGTACCTGAAATTCACCGATGCGATTTTGAAGAATCTGATCGCCGAGCAGGACGAGCAGATGTATCGGCACTTCGACATCGTGATGGACGACGCCGGCCACGATTGGGAGCAGCCGGAGAAGCGCCGGAACATCACTCGGTACCACCACACCGTTGCGGACTTCATGCTCGCGATGAAGAGGATTCAGCAGGCTCCTCCGTGGCGGAGCGCGCAGATCAAGGCCAAGGATATGTGCCCGCGGTGCGGCGCTCAGTATGTCTCGACGACTGGCGTCTGCAAATGCAGTTACGTGCACGATCCGTTCACGGCTTATATGTCGAGCGAAATCTCGGTCGATCACGTCCGGATGAATTCGCTATCGGCAGAGGAATGGGTGAAGGTTAAGGCCGAGGAAAAGCGGCGCGCTGAAGCCCGCGGAGAGAAAGCGAAGTAAACCAATGCAAACACGTCTCGATGTTTTTAATCAGGTAGGCGGCAATGTTGGCGTCACATACGGAGACGACGACTGGCTCAACGACGAGTACCTTTCGCCGAAGTGCCAAACTGCCTACGAGATGGCGATTGTCTATCTCCAGGGCGCCTGCTCGACAAACATCGAAAAGGTTGTGGAGATTCCGTCGGTCCCGGTTGGAGTCGACGAAAACAACCTGACGCCCTTTGCGTCTTCGGCCAAAAAGTACCCGCTCGAACACCTGATAAAGCCTCGGTATGTCGACTTCAAGACTGCCGGGGCTCCAACCAACCAGTACAAGCCGGTGCAGGAGTGCACGATCCTGCCTGACACACCAGGCCAAGTGCAGCAAGGCCTTTTCGATATTCGCGTGCGCGGGGATTTCAGGCCGCAGCCGCTGACGACCAATGACAGCGTGGTCGAGATTCACCCTCTCGGGGCTCACGCGCTGGCTTGCTCAATCACGGCTCTAATCGGTGCAGAGCGGCCCAACCAGGCATGGGTCCAGACCTACGGCACGATGGCGCAAAATGCGTGGGACCAGATTGCGGCGGACCTGCAGCGCCAACAGCAGCACCAGACGTTCCGGCTTGGCTCGCCGAATCGCGCCAACAACAATCGCCGGCTCGGCTGGAATTTCAACCTTCAGGGCAATATGGGTTGGGAATGGCGGAGCTTCAATCTGTTCGTAAAACTAATCTGAGGAGAGACACACATGGCGAATCAAGTCACAACGGTTTACCAGAAGAACGGAAACAACTTCAAGACGACTAGCTACAGCGTCGCCTTGAGCGGGAACTATGCTGCCCCGGAGAGCGTCGACCTGCGGCCAGTTAACTGCTTGAACCCCCAGGCGCAGCCCATTACCGGGCCAAACGGGACTCCGCCAATCCCTCCTCGCGTCACAGCGTTGCAGGTTGGCGGCGGCGGCAATGGCTATGTCGCGCAGTTGAAAGCGACCGCCACGGCGGGCGTCTACAACATGACGCTCATTGCTGGGCCTACAGCGTTCAACGGCGCGTACACGGCTGGGGATTTCGTCACCATTGAAGTTGACCACGCGTTGCAGGGCCTGTAAGGGGTAAAATAGGGCATCGAATCAAACAGGCCGTCGCAGGCCTGCCCAATATCCACCGCACAGGAGGCGGTAGCGATGCCCCAAGTCTCAACTCTAGCACGGCTCATTCCCGATGTTTTCAGATTGGAGATGGCCGACGCGCAGCCTTTCAAAATCGATGGGATATATTGCCGGATCATCCCGTTGACCCGTGGCCTTTTCACGATCGTTGACGCGGCCGATTTTGATTGGCTGAATGAACATAAGTGGCAGGCTCGGCCACACCACTGCGGCAAAACCTATTACGCTATGCGTCCCAATCGTTCGGGCGTTGGGCCAAGCACCGTCGTGATGCACGCGGAGATTTGCGGGCCGCGTGCCGATCACATCAACCTGTGTGGTTGGGATAATAGGCGCAAGAATCTGCGACCCTCGAATCGGTCCACAAATGGGGCAAACTGTCGTCCTCGGTCGGGACGAAAGTACAAAGGTGTCTACCGAAAGGCGCGATGCACAGAATCGTACGAGTCCGCAATCACTGTCAACCGGGTGCGCTACTACCTCGGAACCTACCGTCAGGTAGAACCCGCGGCGCGCGCCTACGATATAGCGGCGTCTCATTGCTTTGGCGAGTTTGCGAGGTTGAACTTCCCAGATGAGCAATTATGGCGAAGCCTCGAAGATCGAGTTCTCGCGTTGGTTGGGCTTAGTCGATGAGGATGATCCCACCAATCTGCCGATGGGCTGCGCGGCCCTCGCACAGAATTGCCGGTTCAACCTCACCGAAGTCGAGACCCGTTACGGGATCCAGACAGCCATCCAGGGCAAGAATCTCAGCGCGATTACTGGACTTCTGGGGTGCGCGTACACCCCGGAGTCGGCGCTTGAAAGCTATTTTCAGACCATATTGCTCTACGACTACGCGGGCTCCCTACAGATAGAAAATCCCACCGGGACAGGGCGGACGGTGGCCATCGCGCCGGGCCTTGTCGCGGTTCCCACCAAGTCTCACATGATCGGCACGCAGGCCTATAACCACGCCTGGATGTCGTTCTCTGATCTGCTCACCCCAACGGCCTACCCTGCCGCCTACGACCTTAAATCGGGCAATCTCTACCCCTACGGAATGAAGCCGGTCGGGTTTGGATGGTACGGCTACGGCCAGATCCTCCAGGGCGAGTGCTGCACGCCGTCGCAGTTGCAGAGTGGCGTTACGGTCGCGGTGGGCAATGGCCATCTCTATATCTGCACCGTCGCTGGTGCAACAGGTCCCGTTCAGCCGGTTTGGCCTCTCACTGAGGGCGGCATGGTCGTTGAGGTGCTGTCTGCTGCTCAGATTGCAGCTGGCCTCACCCCGGCCACGTGGAAAGAGCAGACACCGGTCCTCGCGAATGCGCTGCCCATGCCGGCGTCTCCGGTGCTCTCGCAGGTTGCAGCCGGCGGGACGTGGGACGATACCAGCGACGTCTACATCGTTATCACCTTCCTGAACTCGATCGGCGAATCTCTCCCCTCGATTCCCGTTTTCCTCAATCCCGCCGCGCCCACCACCACGGTCAATGTCCAGGTGCCAACACTGGCATCGCTGGCCGGATGGATTCGAGGCCTTCCCGCTCAGTACATTCCAACCGCAGCAAACGTCTACGTGGCCGCCGTGGCGCACGGCTCACCCGCGCCGCAGCTTACGATGTATCAGCGGTTCAATTCGACGCCCGTCGCCCTCGGGACGCTCTACGGCGTGACCGCGGTGGGGGTGGGCGCGGTCCCTCCGAGCAATAATTCAGCGCGCATCACAGGTGGGCAGTTGCCCACACCCGACGTCGAGCCGGTTATCACGCGCTCTGCTGGCGGTGGCACATTCGCCGCGGGCCGCGATGTGTACGTGCTCCAGACCTACACAAATGCGCTGGGCGAGACGCTTCCTGGTCCAGCCAATTCGATCGTTGATACGCTGCTCGATGATGCGGTTGTGGTCAATGTGGCTTTCCCGGAGGGGTACGCGGTGACGGGCGTCAACCTCTACGAGTGTGATGTGCCGACCGGGACCACGTTTGACGGCAACGACTTCCCACCCTTCGGCGACTTCGCCCTCGTCGGTAGTTTCGGCAATGGCGCCATCGCGACGATCACCGATTCCGCCACGGGCGGCCCGCCTCCGGTGATGAATACGACCGGAACGGCCGGCAACGTGCCGCAAGACACGCTCCAGGGCGGCCCGAACGGGACGCAGGGCTATCGGTGGGGCATCATCGCCTTCATGGATGAGTTTGAGACCGTCTCTGGAATTCGCCAGGCCGCGGCCTTCTCCTGCATCGTCGATCAAAACGGCTGGGAGTTGTCCGTATTCAATATGCCCACGGGGCCGAATTACATTCAAAACGTGATTCTTGGCCTGACGGTGGCTGACGGTGTAAGCGCAGGCCCTTATGCCTACATCGACCAGGCGACTGTCTCCGACTTCATCCCCATCAGCGCCACCATCTTCCCGAATGGGACGTCATCGGCGACCGTCAATTTCACCGACGAATACCTGCTGGGCTCGGACGCTGGAGGCCTTGACATCACCGACCGGCTGCGCGTGATTCAGCCCCAGCAGTGCGTCGACATCTATTACTCCGCAACCGTCGACCGCATCTTCCAGACCGGCGTGCCGGGATTCTATTCAGGCCACTGGGTCTCGCTGGCCGCTGATCCGGAGAGTTATTACGGCGACACCAGTGTAATCGAGGTTGGGACCGATGACGGCGAGCGCGCGTGGTGCGTGCGCGAGTATCAGGGCGTGCTCTACTCTCTGCGCGAGCGGTCGGGATTCGAGCTATCTCCTTCGACTGCCGATCCGTCGACCTGGAGCGTCACGCGGCGCTGGGTGAAGGTGGGGCCGTGCGGCCCGCGCGCCGTGGACGTGTGCGGGCGGTTCATGATTTTCGTGCACAGCTCAGGTGTCTGGAAATACGAACAGACCGCTCCGGAGCTCGTATCGAAGGAATTGCCGCGCTGGTGGAACACGATCAACTGGACTGCTGCCCAAAGCATCTGGGTCGCGATCGACGAGCAGGAGCACGAGGTCCGGATGGGCTTCCCGGTCGGGAACAGTACCATTCCGAATGTGATCCTGACGCTGAATTACGAGGAAGGCTGGAACAACCCGCTTCTGTTCTCGCGCTACTCGGGCAAGGAAATCACGATCGAGCAGTGCCGCAAATTCTCGGTCGATAACATCCAGGGATACCTCGGCCAGCGGGTTTACCGGACGATCACCGGTGAGCCGATCCCGAATGAGGGGCCGGTCTCGATCAACGAGCAAACAGCGCAGCAGTACATCTCGCAATTTCTGATTGCCTCCGCCGGTCCTGATGGGACGGTGCAGGCGGTGAGTCCGGGAATCTATAACGATAACGGCGCCGGCATCGATTGCCAGTATGAGAGCGTGGCCGCGCAGCAGATGATGACTCTTTGCAAGCTCCAGGGCCTGAACATGAATGCGCGCGGGAACGGCGCGCTCAACGTGTCGTTTATCGCCGGCGCGCGCAGGGTGACGGATTGGCAGGACGGCACACCGCAGCCGAATTGGCTGGTGAAGTTGAAGCCGATTCAGCTTGAATTGAACCCAAGCAAGGGCATCAGCCGGAATACTCCCTCGAAGCTCAATGAGCGGTGGAGAGTGCGGTACGATAATGGCGCGGTTCCGGATGCGTGGTTCTCGATGAAATATAGTTGCGTGTTCATCAGCCCCATGTTCCAGGGTCGGCTGGCCGCGGAGACTCCGTAGATGGCACTCAGCAAAGCGCAGATCAACTCGATCAAGGACTTCACGCTGCGCACCATCCTGCTCGGCATGTACTCGCAGCACGAAGTTGTAAATAACACGCTTGGAATCAACTTTGTGGAGCCGACCAATTCTCCACAGCAGCCGTCGAGCGCGCCTCCACCGTTGGCCACGTTTACCGTTTCCGGAGCAAACGGGGCGTTCAATATCGCCATCACGAACCCCTCGCAGTCGATCAACAAGACGCTCTACCATGAGCTAAGTTATTCGTCGCAGGCGAGTTTCGTTGGCGGTAGTGGTGTTACCGTACTTCCGGTCTCGACGGCGACAAAGCAGACGGCTGCGGCGCCCGGCGTGACAGCATTCTGGCGGCTGCGCTCGAGCTATGACCAGTCGAATTGGAATTCCTACCAGGTGCAGCCGGGGACCGTCTCGGCAGGCCTCCAGTCGTCGGCGGCGTCAGAAGCCGCGACCGTCCTCAACCAGACCAATTACGGCAATGTGGACTCGGCGCAGAATTCGACAGACACGAGCGCCATTGTCCGGATCTACGGGAAGGCCGGCCTCAACACTCAATTCCCCTCGGTAAAAGGGGCGGCTGAGACGATCCTGCCCTCGGCGACGATCATCAATGTGCCTTTCGCGTCCGAGCAGGTTGTGGGCTACGACGGCACCGATTATCAGGTGCGGAGCACGCTTCCAGAAGTGCTCCAGGACGGCAGCACTCCGATTGGAGCGGTGAGCACGGTAGGCAGTGGCGCGCGCGTGCTGCCGGTGGTCACAGTGACGATCAGCGGGGCCGGGGTTGTCACTTCATGGAACGTCGTGAGCGGAGGGAACGCGATAAGCGATCCAGTGACGTTGACTCCGCCAGTTCAGGTCGGCACCGGCGGCGCACCGGGCGCGCAGACGATTACGGCGGGCGTTCTCATCTCGATTGCGAATGGAACGCCTGGCACCGGTGGAACGCCGGGGACTTACCCGGTCGGAGTGAGTGGCGGAATTGCGGCAGGATCAACCGGAGGCGGACAAAATATAGGTGGGAACGGGGGAAGGTTGGTGGTTAACGATGGTACTACCGGTTAGCGGGGTCTGGGCGGTGCGGCCAGGCCACGAACACAATCACATTGACGGGCGCACGCATGTGCACCACATCCACCTTTTCAATCAGGTCACGGGCGGAGAGCACCACCTCCAGATTCTTTTGGGAGTGCCGCAGTGCCGGGATTGCGGGCGCCCTTTCGCACAGAATGACCTGGGTCTGGTTGATCCCGTGGCAGAGATTAACTCGGCGCTTGAGGCGCTCGAGGCAAACCATCAGGCGCTCGCCAGTTACGCGGGCACGCATGGCGTCAAGGTTAAGCTCGGCCCCTTGGCGTCGCTTGTACCACAGGGCCACGGAGTCATAAATAGCGCGGGCTTCCGATTCCTCCATGTTCCGAGGTCCAAGTGAGACCGATCATTTTGCGGCAGGCGCGATTGACTGACATGCACTTTATCCGCCGGTTTCACGTGGAACAAAACGAGCGCGACGGGACCAGTTATCCTCTTCCTAGATTCTTTGATAAAAACGGCTGTCCCACGCAGCAGGTCCCAGCCTCGCTGGTGGGAGTGGAGGAGGGGTCGGACGATCCCGTGCAGGCGATTTGGATTGAGCGCAGGGCGGAGCTGATGTTTGCAGGTTGCGACCCCAAGGCGACGGCGTTTGCGCGGCGGGACATCGAGGCGATGGCGGGGTTCCTGTCCTGGCTCGGCTACACCGGACTCCATTGCGACGTACCGATTTTGGTCACTGACCACGTTCGCAAGCCACTCGGGTTCGCTGGATTTGAGCAGAACGACCATCGGTTAGCGCATTTTTTCAAGGATCTAAGGGAGAAAACCAATGTCTAGAGCCCAGCAGGGAGCTATCGAGTCCACTGAGTCCGCGGATTCCGCCGCGTCGACTACGGCCGCAACTACGTCGCAGGCTGAGGAGCAGGCGGACATCAACCAGAATCAGTCGCAGCTCGCTAAGTTTGCGGCCGACAATCCCTACGTCCAGGGCGGCACGATGCAAACCGCTGAGAATCAGGAATTGTCGAATACCGCCGACGCGACAGCGGCAGCCGCTGCGGCCAAGAATCAGCAGCAGGCCCAGCGCACGGGTCAGAATGCGGCGGCTCCGGTCGCAGCCGGAGAGGCCGAGCAGCAAGCGGCCCAGCGGAGTCTGTCGAGCGAAGAAGCTGGAGCGACCACAAGCCGTCTTGCTTCGGGCGCGCAATACGGGGCTGAGGTGCTGGGCGCTGGCAATTCCATCGCGGCACAGCAAGCGCAGCTTTCAAGCAACCTCACTGGCGAGGCACAGGGCCAGGAGGGAACGGCAGAGCAGGCCGCGCAAACGCCGAGTTTCCTCGACGAGTTGGGACAAGGGTTGATCAGCGGGGCGGGCCAGGTTGGATCGGCCGCGGTCACGGCATATTGCCCGGCGCGCGGAACGATCTACCTCGCATGCGGCGGAATCCAGCGGAGGGTTGAAGACCTCGAAATCGGAGACTTCATCGCTGGTATCGACGGTGAGGATCAGTTGATTGAGGAAATTCAGACGGCAATTCTTCCCGTCCTGCGCACCACGGCAGCGAACGGGTTTGTGGTCAGGACCTCGGCGGTCCACGCCTTTGCGCTTCCGATCGGTGGCTTCGCAGTAGCTGCGAAGTCGATGGGCAAGACGATCCTCACCTCGGACGGGCCCAGCCGTGTAATCAGCGTCGAGCCTGATGGAGTGGCCGAGGTATTCAACATCATCACCGACGGCTCACACACGTACCTGGCGGACGGTTTCTGGTCGCTCGGCGTTGGCGATGCAGAGCGGAACGTACCAATGGAGGAGTGGGGCGAGATTGGAAGCCGCCTCGCACAAGCAGGGGGAGACCATGGTAACGACAGATAGCGAAGACTACCAATTCAGCGCCGCTGCGCCCCTGGCTGCTTCCGGCCTCGACATCGACGGCTTGCTCTCTGGCGATCCAGCCACGCTCGCGCAGGCCAAAAGCATGGGGCTTCCTCTTCCGACGGGGCCGAGTCCCAGCGGCGGCGCGAATCCAGCGGTGGGGTCGAACGCATCGAGTCCAGCGGGGACGGCGGCGATGCAGCCGCAGGCGCAACCCTCAAAGCCTCCGAATGCCATCATGCCCAGCGGAAAGCCCGCGACGGTTCCTTCATCTATGGACGGCATGGGCGCGGCCCTCGCGCAGTCGCATCAGGGGCCTAGTCCGTCGGATCGGCAAACGGCCCTGTCGAGGGTGCTCACCGCTCCGCCGCTTCCCAGCCCCGGAGCTGCACCAACCGACTTCGGAGCGAACCTCGCCCAGAGCGCGCCAGCGGCAACTAATGCACCTAATCCGCCATCAGAGGCGAGCCATACCCCTGCGGTGCCTGCTGCCGTCACTCCCAGCGGTACAGCAGAAGACCCGAATCAGCAGGGCATTCAGCGCGCCGGCGAGATGGCCGAGTCGTTCTCGCAGAAACTGGCGGCGCAGCCCACCCTCGCGGAAGAACTTGCGCCGATCCAAGCCAAGCGCACGCTTCCCCCGCAGGAATTCGACCCTGCGCACCCTGAGTACAGGCCGACGGCTGGCAGGCGCATTCTCCGCGGTTTGGCCGCGGTCGGCGAGGGCGTAGCGCGCGGCGGCATTCGTGGAGGGCTTCTGGGCGGTCTCGATCCCGAGGCCGTCGGAGCCACGCCCTACAGCGCGCCTACACGGCAATTCTCGATCGCAGCGCAACAACAGCAGGCGCAGCAAGCCGCGCTCGACAAGCAACAGACGATGACTACCGAGGCTTATAAGGAGGACACGGGGCGCGCGAAGGACGTCATCACCTCAATCAACGACATCGGGAAGAATTACGCGGCTGGAGAAACTGCGCAGTCTCGCGTCGACGTTGCGCAGGCCCGGAAAGAATCCGCCGACGTCCAGCAGCAGCTCGCTGACCTCAGGCAACAGGTGCAGGACACCCTTAACCAGGGCAAGATGCCGACGACCTATGAGCAGGCCGTTATCGCGTCCAAATTGGAAAAGGACCCGAAAAAGGCGCAGGCCTACGCACAGGCTGCGCGAGAGATGGCGGCGACTGAGGTCCGCAAGTTTCAGTTTGCTAACGGCAATCAGCCGGACAAGAGCGCGTTTCGTCAGTCGATGATTGACGCGGCAACGGCCCAGGTTCAGGCGCTTCAGGACAAGTACGAATACAACCCGCGCCGCAACCAATACGTGAATAAAAGCAACCCGAATGACGTGCTCGACCCGAGTGAGTTTACCGATAGGAAGAATGAAATCTCGACCAAACTCGATAGCCAACTTGAGGCGAAGAAAATGCCGAAGCTCGGGGTGCGGTTCGACCCCGCCGACGCAGGTGCGAGCAAACCCAGCGGCAGAGCTGCGCGCCAGCAGGGGCAGCAGGCGACGAACAAGCCCAAGCCTCCGACGCCCACGGCGCCAGCGCCACAGGGAGCGGTGGACATGGCCCTCGGCACCGATAACCAATACCACTATCGGGACGCCGGGAAGAAAGACCTTGGGGTTGTGAAATAGATGGCGACGGCTCCGGTCCAGTGGGATGAAACGACGGCGGTTCCTGTGCAGGGGCAGCAAGCCGCGCCTGAGTGGGACGAGAGCACGGCGGTACCGCTGCCGAAAGCCACGCCGGTTGCACAGGCAACGCAGCCCTCCCCTCTGGCTGCTCCTCGGCCGATTGACACAGTAGAGGCAGCCCCGGCGCCCTCATACCTTCAACGGGTCGGCCAGAATATCCGCAATAGCGCCGTTGGTCGCGTCCTCGGCATGGAGCCAACGGGGTATGTGGGAGCCAGAACTAATCTGCCCGATGTTCTCCCTGAATGGGCGCAGAAGCCACTTGCCAGCAGCCCCGAGCAGCAGGACCCCGAGGCAATCCCCGCGAATCCACAGCAGGAGCAGGTGGCCAATGCGCGGCTCCGCGATGCGACGCAGCCCGCGACAGCATGGCTCGCGGCCCACCCCAAGACGAAAGCTACCGGCGACATCCTCGATGCGGTAAACCAGGGCGCCGGCCAGGTGGCCGCCGGTCTGACTTCCCCCGCCAACCTCGCCATGCTCGCCGTCGCTCCAGAATCCAAACTCATCAGCGCATATTTCGCGGCCCAAGCCACCAAAGGAAGTTTCGACAATGCCGAGCAGGCCTACCAGGCATGGCGCGCCGGGAACAATCCGGAAGCGGCGAAGTATCTCACCGAATCGGGATTGAATGCCGTCATTGCTGGAATCGCCGGGACACACTTCGGCAGAGGCGTCATGCGCGAGGGCTACCGCACGTTGCCGCCCGGTCCAAATGTCGAGATCCCCATCGAGCCGAAGGCGCTTCCTGCGCCTCCTGCGCCGGTCGAAGCGGAGTACGTGGGACAGCCTCCCGCGCCCGCGCCTTCCGGACCAGCTCCGAAGGACGCGGAGTTTACGGACGCGCGCACCCCCGGCGCCCCCGCGCCGAAGCCGGGAGCGGTGATCGAAGGCGAAGGCATCCCGATCCCCAAAGCCTCCGCGCCAACGGGCAAGATGGCCACTGCGGAGGCCGCGCTTACCGGCAAACCCATCGACGAGACCGGCGCCCGTCCAGCCGTTCAGGCATCTACGGACCCCGCAGAACTCCGCAAGTCGGCCCAGCAGCAGAAACCGCACCTTGACGGCATGGCGCAGGCAGTTGCCTCTGCTGTGCCGGGCGCTGATGTGGTGGGGCCGCGCGTCAAGTCTGAGGACTCGATCGAGAACAAGGAAGACCGTGGCAAGCCGCCCGAAACCAATATCGACAACCTGGGCGTGCGCGTCGTCGCGCCAAATCCCGACGCTGTGCCGGCGGTGCAGCAGGCCATTGAAAGCCAGTTGCCCGTTGCTTCGAAAGATAAGATCGACAATAACGGTCTCGACATCCCGCAGTACGGTGTGAAGACTGGCGCGCCGGGCGACGCGAACCAGATCTCGGAGCTCCAGGTGGTTCCAAGTCCGGAAGTCGCCGACGCGATGACGGAGACCGACCCGCTTTATGCACAGCAAAAAGAGGCGCTGGTCGCTGGCGATAAGGCCAAAGCGGATGAGATCGGTGCTAAGATTCAAGCGAAGTTCGATGAAGCTCGCACAGTCGCCAGCGAGGGAAAGCAGGGCGGTTCGCCAGAGCAGACGAGTGGGGCTGGGAAACCGGCCCCTATCGTCAAAGGCGCAGCCGTCACGCTCCCCGATGGCAGCGGTGGAACCGTCCAGCATATCAACCCCAACTATTCAGGCGGGGGCCGCGTCGTCGTCCAGACACCCAGCGGCACAAAGACATTCAAAGGATCGGAATTAAAGGCTGCGCAGGCTCCCGGCCCGGTCGGCGCACCGCTCCCCGAGCGCGTTAAGCAGATCAAGGACATCGCGGCCAAGGGAACGCCGGTCAAGATATTCACCGCGCGCGGAGCCGATCCAGAGGTCAAACGGTGGCTCCAGCAGCACGGCCTCGGCAATCTGCCGGTGACCAACGTCAAGGGCCACGACTTCGGCGGACTGATCGATAACGAGGTCAACACATCGACCAATCAAGATACGGCGCTCAAGATCCCGCAGATTCCGGCGGGGAAGGCGCTCTATGTGGATTTAGATGGTACTTTGGCAACAGAGAAGGAGACCGGAAATGAACAGCGGATCAGCGCAGAGCAGCCTGCCAATTCAGTTGCAGACGTTTCCAAGGAGGAAAAAGCAAATGCCGATGAAATCGCAGGCAATGCGCCGCGCGCTGTGGGCGAAAGACCCGAAAGTGGCGCAGCGGTTCGAGGACGACACGCCGAAGGGGGCGAAGCTGCCGGAGCGGTTACACCCGCCGGAGAAAAGCCGGGCCGGGAAACGGATGTTGCGAAAGAAGTAAAGCCAGCGTTTAAGCCCGGTGATCGCGTCTCGATCTCTGGCGAAGGATTCGTGGACACCAAGGGACGCGAAGCCGTGGACGAGGTAGGCACAATCAAGAAATTCAGGGCTGCGTCGCCGGACACTCAAGGGTTCAACCAAGCGACCATCACGCATCCTGACGGGACTGAGACTCGCCTCTCATGGCAGCAGAGCGCGCAGTCTCCGATCAAGCCGATCCGTGAAGTCAAGGCGACGCCAACGGAACCTCAGACTAAGCCTGCGACTGCGCTGGGCACCCCCGAGCAAAAGACGGACGTCCGGCGCGAGATCGACGAACTCCTAAAGCAGCGCGAGGAGGTCCAGAGACAGTACGCCGCGTCGCCGGGCGGTTTCACTGCGGAGTCAGCCAAGCTCTCCAATCAGAATGTCGAACTGACAAAACAGATTCTCGCCAAAGAGGATGAACTCTCCAAGCTGAACGGCGAACCGACCCGTGCCGAGCGCCGTGAGATTGCAGAGAAAGCTGCGGCCAAGCCGTTTGCTGAGCGCCCGGAAGAACCACTGAAGTACGGTGACGTTGCGCAGTCGCAACACTGGCAGGTGCTGGAGCCGGACTTCATCGCCAAACGGTTCGACCAGGAGATTCAGCGGTACGAGCGGGCCGTCACAGAGAAACAGGCCGAGGTTGACAAGCTCAAGTCTGGCAGCGTTTCGCGCACGAAAGAGGAAAGCACTCTCCATTTTTGGAAGACGCGACTGGAGAGCCTTCGCAGCAAAGATCCGCGCATTGCGCAGAAGTACAAGGACGAATATCTCGCGACCGTCAAGAAGGCCATCTCGCAGGGACGTCCGGTTCCGGATGCGGTCATTGCGCAGAAGTCTGAGTTCAAGACCGCCGTCACGGCCCGCGAACGGTACGAGAAAGGGATGCACACTTCCTTTGCTAATCGCTCTGCTGCCGTCAACGACACGATGCAGGCCGAGGAAGGCTATAAGGTCAAGCGGCAGGACGGCAAACCAATCACCGAGGAACAAACCAAAGAAGTGAGCGGCGGCGTGGATGAGTTGGTGAAGGTACTCGGTCCCGAGCTGCGCGACATGATGCGCGGAACTGACCTGACCATCTCTCACACGAACGGCAAGCATCCATTCCTGAGTGACGCGGGCGGAATGTATCACCCTGCCGAGCGCAGCATCTCGGCTGGAATCGCGGACGTGTTCGGCAAGCCCATCCGTGCGCTGGCGCACGAGTTAGGCCACTGGCTCGATTATGAATCGGGCCGCGTACTCGGAACCAAGGTTGACTATCCTTCGCTGAGTGGCAAGCCAGTCAAGGGTTCGGCGTATATTTCCGAATCCGATAAGCGCATGGGGTTCAGTTCCCCCGCGCAGCAAATGTATTCCACGGCGCTCAAGAGCATGACCGACAGTTACGAGGTCGGCAAGATGCTCAAGACCAAAAATCTCGACGAGCTATCGCCAGAGAAGCGCGCAGAAGTTGAGCGCGTTCAGGTTGTTCTCGGTCATTACTGGAGGGAGCCGCGCGAAATTTTCGCTCGTCTGTTTGAGCAGTACGTCGCCAGCAAACTCGGCAAAGGAGGGCTCGCTGCCGAGTCGCCGAGTAGTTATTCCACGATGCCAGGCTGGTGGAACAGAGAGGCATGGGCCAAACTGGAGCCGATGATCGACGCAGAGATTCAAAAGCGTATGGACGCGATGCGTGGGAAGTATGCTCCGGTCCAACAAGAGGAAAAGCCCCCCGTCATCGTCGCAGATCCTCCAGTTCCCAAGACCACCGAAAAATCGAAAGAAAAAGTAGAGCCGACCAAGCACAAGTTCGGCAACACACAGGCCGACATCCCACCTGCCAGTGAAGCCGGGAAAGCTCTCGCCCGAGCGCGCAAAGCCATCCTGCCGGAAGACCTCGCAGGCGAAGGGATGATCGACGACGCGCTGTCGAAAGAGAAGAAGCAAGCCTCCCTGGTTGCCGAGCCAAAGCCATCCGCGCAGGTGGCCACCATTGCTGGCAAGATGGACCTCGACGAGTTTGAGCGAAACGGCTACGCTCCGGAGCAAGTGACCCGCGACGATTGGACGAACCTGCAGCGCGCTGCCCGCCGCGCGATGGGTCAGAGCGAAGAATCCGGCACGCGATATGCTCCCTATTCCGACTATGAGGGCTACCACCAGGACGCCGTGAAAAGCGCTCTCAAACGGGGTGAAGAAGTAGACCCCGAAGTTCTCAAGGATTATCCAGACCTCGCGCCGAAGGAACTGGATACGGCAAAGTTGATTCAGCAGTTCAAAGCGGAAATCGAGGAGACCGAGCAGGACCTCAAGCGCGCCGAAGCGAAGGACAAGCAGTTCCTTCAAGAGAAGCTTGACGCAGCAAAAGAGAATCTCGCGAACGCAGAGAAAGCCGCCAAAGAACCCCCGTCGTCGCTCGGCAGCACCTTCTATTCAAACCCATTCGCCGACCCCGAAGCCTACCGCCGGTTCATCATAGAGCCGATCAAGGATATGGCCGCACCGCTGGCCAAGGCGCTTGAGCACTACGCATCCGAGGGCCGCACCGCCGAGGCCGTCCAGAAGGGTCTCGTCTACACCGAGCGTGCCCAGCGTGCGCGCCAGGTCCGCGTGATCCAGACCATTGAGCGCATCCTCAAGAAAGAAGGATTCACGCCGGAGGACGGTAAGCAGGTATTCCGCCACGTCGAAGACCCAAGCGTAAAGCTCACGTCGAAGCAGGCCGAACTCCGCGACAATTACATCGTCCCGCTGAATGAAGCCGCGCAGAAGCAGTACACGATTGCAAAGCTGATCCAGACCGGCAAGTTTGAGTTACAGGACATCCTCGACGGCAAGGTGAGCAAAGCCGACATCGCCAAGTACGCACCGATGGTGGATGGCTACATGCACCGGATCGCCGCCGGGCACAACTCGCAACTTGACCGCATCATGGCCGGGGTGAGCAAGGGATTCAGCGGCAGCAAGAGCGTGCTGAGCAAAGCGTATTCCGCGTCCAAGCATTCGGTCTTTCAGGAAGCGCACAGCCCTGATGGCCAGCGTGAGGTTGTCGCAATCAAGGGCGGCAGGGTGCGGCAGTTCATCAACTCCGCAAATGCCGGGATGCTCGACACCAGGATCGCCGACCTCCAGGACGATCTTAACGACGCTAAGGCTGCGAAGAAACCGAACGAGAAGCGCATCGAAACCGTACAGAATCAGATTTGGGCGCTCAAGGCGAAGCGCGCCGACGTTGAGGGGGGCGGCATCGCCAGCATCGACCTTGGCGCCCACCGTTCCGGCTATGTGACCACCAACGATCTCGCGGACGAAGCGGTCAAGCCGCTCGAAAAGAAGCTGGAAAAGATTGAGACAGAGGAGCGGATACTCCGCGCCACGCCGTCCCGCATGTCTGCCGCCAATGCGCGGCTCAGAAACATCGAAGTCCAAAAGGCCGACCTGACCAAGCAGATCGCCGCCGTGCGCGCATCTATCGGACCCGAGCAAGCGGCGGAAGAGGGTCTGAGTCAAAGCGAGATTCTCGCTGAGCGCCTGCGGCCGGTCCAAGCGCAGATCGACCGGATCACCAAGGACAGCCAGCGGCTAAGTGAAATAAAGACGCGCACCCCAGCACAGGAGAAGCGCCTCGACCGGAACTCCAAGCGCATTGCTGCACTCGAAGCACAGAAGGGCGACATCGAGGACCAGCACACGCAGGACGGATTGCAGGGCCGCTACTGGCAAGACAAGTTCGGCGGACTCTGGAAGTTCAATCGTGGAACCACGGAATTCATTTCCGGTCGCACGGGCCAGAAGTATTACGACAATGCCATCCTGTCGAGCGCGGTGAACTATCTTGAAACCGCGCGCGCGGCGCAGGCTGCCGTCACCATCGAAAAGCAGAAGGCCATGCTCGAAGGCGAAGGGCTTTCGACGAAAGAGACGGACCCCGGCAAGATCCCCGACGGCTGGAAGGGAACGCAGCTCATGCAGATGCGCGGCTATTCATTCCCGCCGCACATTGCCGACGCTTACGACCAGTTTGCAGAGAAGATGACGCGAGGCACTCCGGACATTCTCGACAGGATCAACCGTTTCAACGTGCAGATGGTCCTGATGAACCCCCTGATGCACGGCAAGAATGTGGTCTCGAACTGGATCACGGGCAAGCTGTCGGAGGGAATCGCGTCCGGAAGGCTCCTCAATCCCGTGCGCTACGTCGCCAACGCCAAAGCTGGGATGCGCGCGCTCAATGCCGTCTGGTCCCTGAATGAGGACTATCTGCACCCGCTGGAACAGGGGCTCGATCTTCTTCGCACAAATCCAAACTTCGACGATCAGCAGGAGGAGATGGTCCGTTCCCTGGCCGCGCACTTGGCAGCCGACAAAGACCTGCTCTCTTTCTGGCAGAAGGCGCTGCACCTTCCCGGCGATGCACTGGGCGCGATCCGCCGCGCGAACCACACGGCGACCTTTGGGATGAATGACCTGCTCACTCTGCAAGCCTACTACTCTGCGCTCGACCGTTTCGAGAAAGACGGCGTGCCTGATCCCGAGGGTGCGGCGCGCGATTGGGCGCATCGACAAGTGGTCGAGTATCGTCCTCCGGTGCGATTCCTTGGCAGCCGCGGGGTCGAGAAGGCACTGGAAAATCCAAAGCTCTCTGCATTCTGGGCGTATCACTCCGATCTTTTGCGCCAGGTCGCTACGGCTGTAGGCGACGCGGCCGGGGCTGGATTCAAGGAAGACGAAAGCACGCCTAGGGAGAATGAGTTTGGCGCCAGCAAGACGCAAATGCGCGCGCAGGGGCTTGTCAAGCTAGCCGTTCTCGCGGCGATGGCGGCGGCGCTCTACCCGCTTGTGCTTGACCCCCTAGCCAAGAAACTGACGGGCGATGATCGCGCCAAGTTCCCGCGCGGTGGTTTGCCTGGACTGGCGTCAAATGTCTACGAATCGTCTCGCGGCGAACGTGACTGGAGTTCAACCGCATCCGGCGTATTCACCCCCGCTCTCGGCACAGAGAATTTGATGGAGATGATTGCCAATCGCGACTTCTTCACCGGCCGCCATATCCGCGGCACGGACCAGGATTTAGCCGGGAAGACGAAGCAGCTCGCAGACTGGATCGGTAAACGTTCGCTTCCCGGCCAACTCGCGGGGCGCGTGGATCAAGGCGAGGGGAAGCAGGCGCTTTTTGCATTGGCTGGCTTTACCTTCCCGATGGAACATGGCCTAAAAGAGGCGGCCGAGATCCGACGCGACAAGGAAGGTCCGAATCCGCCCGACCCGAAAAAGTCAAAAGTCTTTCAGTCGATCCTCGCAGCGGCAGAACAAGCTCGCCGTTCTAGCGGCAACGACACGCGCCTCGCGGACGCCTTGGAGGACTCTGGCAAACTGACGAAGGGCCAGGAGGGAGAACTCGAAGAGGCTATCCTTTGGCCTCCCATCGTCTTTGCTGTGAACGGTATGAACCCACAGGAGGTCTATCGGGTTTACCAAAAGTCAACAGAGGATGAGCGACGCGCGCTGGTGAGCCAACAACCCACTGGAGAACCTGTTGGGCAGGCACCCCGTGGCGCTGACCGAAATCGGGCAGCGTACCAACTAAGCCGGTACATCGACGACCTTGACGGGCGCGGCAAGACTGGCGAGGCAGATAAACTTGAAGAGGAACTGGAACGCTACGGGTTTGAGTACATCGATCCCTTGAGGCAGAAGGCGGAGCCGGAAGGAGAAGGTGAGCCATGAGTGAATCCGTACTGGAGCAGGCGCCCCCGCCGCCGCTCAAGGCCGAGGAATACAAGTTCGTCGATGAGTACATCGGATGCCGAGACGCCGCCAAGGCTGCCGTGGCTGCCGGATTCCCCGCGCGCCTGGGCATGACGCTCTACCGTCGCAAGGGCGTGCACGAAGAGATTCAGCGCCGGATGCAGAACATCAATGGCGAAATCGATAAGCAGATCGCCAAAAAGCGCGTGGTAAACGTCGAGACCCTGGACCGGGCACTCATGTCGGTGGTTACCATTCCCCGCAAGCAACTCCTGGAGACGCCTAGCCTGGCCACCCCCAAGGTGAATGCGATCGAGCTGGGGTACAGGCGAACCGGCCTTTTGATAGACGACAACTTTGTGCCCGACGCCGGCAGCGCGGCGGCGCAGGAAGAAACTGCGCGCATCTTCCGGCCGCAAGGGGCAACGATCATCACACACCGTGTCGTTGAGACCAAGGAGGTCGTGACCACCGTGCCGACTCCGCGCAATCCTGAACCGCCAACCATCGAAGCAGATATTGCCTGGGACAAATTCTAAGATATGGCTCTTACTCTCCTCGAAGACCGCGGAATGATCCCGCTTCCAGCCAACATCAAGGAAACAAACGGCTGGTTTCCGAACAGCTCCCCCCAAATGACGTTGATCGAGTGCCGCGCGCAAATTGTGCTTTATGGGGGGGCCAGCGGAGGCGGGAAAAGCAATGGTCTGGTCGGTGACTCTGCGCAGGAATACGACAATCCTCGGTTTCGCGGCATCCTGTTGCGCAAGTCCTATACCGAGATGACGAACATCATGGACGAGATGGAGCGCATCTATCTGCCGCTCGGTGGGAGAAAGGCTGAGGGCGGAAAGTTGTGGCGCTTTCCATCTGGAGCGCAGATGCGCGTCGGGTACATGGCCAAGGATGCCGACGTCGAGCTCTACACCGGCAAGCCTGTTTCGTGGCTCGGGATTGACGAAGCCCAGTTCCAGACCGAAGAGAGGTTCCGCTCCCTCCTGCCGTGGGTGTCTACGCCCCCCGAGTACGGCCTGCGCGATCGTGTGCGTCTCACCGCGAACCCTTCAACTCCGTGGCTGAAAAAAGTCTTTCTCAACGATTCGTGCCCGGTGTGCTATCCCGCGAAGTCGGTTATCCCTGGAGCGGTCTACCAGGGTGCGCGCTGGAAGAAGGACGAGACGCCGGTGATGCGGACGACCTGCTTCATCCCGGCAAAGGCATCCGACAATCCGGCCTACGGCGAGGAAAAGGTTGTCGCCCTGATGTCGCAGACGGCTGCCATTCAGAAGAAGTTGCTGCTCGGCTGCTGGTGCGCTACCGAGGGCGCCTTCTTCGACTTCCTCAATGAGAGCTACGTGCTCCCGTACCACGCATGCGGCGAGGAATGGTGGATGCCGCACTTCATCGTGATGGATTACGGCATGAGTTCGAGCGCGGCGGCGACGGGGCTCTACTTTATGGACGAGTCCAACCGGATGGTTATGGTGGGCGAGGACGTGCAGCGGAAGATGTACTCCTACGACTACGCGCAGCACATTGCTCGGAAGTTCCTGGAGCGGGAGATTAAGGGCAAGCGGACGAAGATCATCGCCGGCTACTGCGACCCCGCGATGGACGCCCACACCGGCACGGGCAAGTCGAACCGAGAAATCATCCAGGGAGTGTTCGAGCCGATGGGCTTGAGCCTGATGAGCGCGGCGAAAGACTCGATCGGCAACGCGCAGTCTCTGGCGTCGAGACTATCGCGCCGCGAATTCATCCTCACAGATACCTGCCCGAAGAGCTTCGAATCGCTCGCGTCGCGGAAGCACGACCCGGACAGGCCGGGAGCTGTCCTCAAGGTGCCCGGCGACGACCTTGACGACTTACTTGATGTTTGTTTGTACACGAATACCTTCCTCACCGGCGACCGGAAGCCGGACGAGGTGGCGCGCGAGGAGATGCTCAAGAAGTTAGAGCAGAACGGGGTCGATGAGCGGTCGCTCTCGGTTATTCGCTGGCGTCTGGAGCGGAAGGATCAGGCGAAGTCCGGGCCGGTGATCTTTGGGAAACCGAGTCTGGGGCGATCACAGATACATCGTTGAACATCGGAGCTTCTTTGCCGATTCGCTTCTCAGCTAGTCGCGCGTACTCAGGATTCAGTTCGATCCCCACAAAGTCACGGTGATAGCGCAGGGCCACGGCTCCGGTTGTGCCTGATCCGCAGAATGGGTCCAGCACGGTATCGCCTACTTTGCTGCCTGCCAGAATGCACGGCTCGACTAGAGCTTCGGGAAACGTGGCAAAATGCGCCTCGGAGTATGGCTGCGTGGCAATCTCCCACACGCTGCGCTTGTTGCGGGTGCCATTACCCCAGGTTCGTGCTTCCATATGCCCGGAATCATTCTTCCCTCCAGCTAAAGCGATATTTCCCGGCATGTGTGGCTCAACTGCGGCATCCTCTGCTATCGCCTTCGCATCCCAGTAATACCGCGCCGACTTCGTGAGCATGAACAGATACTCATGCGCCTTGGTGCAGCGGTCGGTCACGCTTTCCGGCATGGGGTTCAATTTACTCCAGATGATGTCCTCACCAGCCGTCTGCACGGAGCGCAAAGGCCAGCATCCATGGGATGCCTACGAGGTCTTTGTTTTTTAATCCACTTGTTGTGCAATGATGCTGCACACCACCCTCTTCTCGAAGAGCGCCCCCTGTATTTTTATGGTTGCTGTATCCTGCTCCTGCATACGAATCCCCTATATTCAGCCACAGCGTTCCATCCGAGCGCAGCACGCGCCGCACCTCGCGAAACACTTCAACCATGTTTACGACGTATTCCTCTGGCGTGCGCTCTAGGCCTAGCTGTCCCTCGACACCATAATCCCGCAGCCCCCAATAGGGCGGACTCGTCACAACGCACTGCACGGACTCGTCCGGCACCTGGCGCAGGCGCACGAGCGAATCGCCCACCAGAATTTGAGCTTTCACTTCTTATCCGGAAAGCTGGCAACCATGGCCTCGGTCGTCAGCAGCAGGGCCGCCACGCTGGCTGCATTCTGGAGCGCGCACCTGACGACCTTGGCCGGGTCGATCACGCCGTCGGCCACCAGGTCCACCCAATCGTCAGTGGCTGCATTGTAGCCCTCGTTTATCGGAGCAATGCGCGCTCTCGTCACTATTTTGTCCGACTCCAGGCCGGCGTTTCTGAGTATCTGGCGCATCGGGGCTTCCAGAGCAGAAAGAATGATGTCAACGCCGGCGAACATATCGGGGTCGTTCTGCGGGAGGGTCTCAGAGGCTCGGCCCACCGCGCTCAGTAGCGCCTTCCCCCCGCCCGGCACGATTCCCTCCTCGACCGCAGCTTTGGTCGCGCACACCGCGTCGTCCACGCGGTCCTTCTTCTCCCTCAACTCGCCCTCGGTCGCGGCGCCCACCCGGATCACAGCCACGCCAGAGGCCAGCCTCGCCAGCCTCCGTTTCAGGAATTCCCGTTGAAGCTCGTTCTCCGTCGCCGGAATCAGCGCCCGGAGAAGATCAACGCGCTTCTCAAGCCTTGCTTTGTCTCCCCGGCCGCCAACAATAGTCGTGTACCCCGTCGCGTCGTGCCCGTGCGCAACCACCTTATCTGCGCTGCCGAGGTCGTTGACGGTCAGAGATGACAGCGGGCGTCCGCAGTTTTCAGTGAAAGCGTATGCTCCGGTCACGATGGCCAGGTCCTCAAGCTGCACCCGGCGCTCCTCGCCGAATGCCGGCGCCTTCACCGCCAGCGAATTCAATTGTCCCAACTGCTTGTTGTGGATCAGGGTGATGATAAACGGCTGCTCGTAGTCTCCGGCAACCACCATCACGGGCCGCCCAGCCTTGCCCACCTCGGCGAATACGAGACTCATCTCGTCCGTCATGGTGAACAACTTCCGCTCCGTGACCAGGATCATCGGTTCCTTGAGCACACATTCAAGCCGCTCGGGATCGGTAATAAAAGGACCAGCAAGCCAGCCGCGGTCGAGTTGCATGCCCTCGACGACCTGGAGCGTGGTGTCGGCGTCCGTGGACTCGCCCACGTTGATTACACCGTCCCGGCCTACCTTCTTCATGGCCCGGGCGATCAGCTCGCCGATGGTGCGCTCTCCGTTGCTCGAAATGGTGCCCACCCGGATGATGGTCTCGTCATCCTCGACCGGCTGCGCAATGGCCTTGATGTGCTCGACGACCGCGGCCACGGCCGCATCGATGCCCCGCTTGAGCGCGACAGGGTTCGCGCCTTTGGCTAATGCCTCCAGCCCCTTCTGGTAGATCACCTGGGCGAGAAGCGTGGCCGTGGTGGTGCCGTCGCCGGCCTGGTCGCTGGTCTTGCTGGCCGCCTCGCGGATGAGGTGCGCGCCAGCGTTCTCCCACGGGTCCGCGAGATCCCGCACTTCCTTTGCGACAGTCACGCCATCCTTCGTGACTGCCGGCGGCCACATCGGATTTCGTTCGAGGATCACATTGCGGCCCTTGGGACCGAGCGTACACACCACCGCGTCGGCCAGCGTGTTGACTCCGCGCAGAACCGCCTGCCTGATTTCGTCGCCTTTGAGAATCTGTCTGCTCATTGCTCTCTTGTCTCACCTTCTGCCCATCGCGTTCATGAGCACGTTTTGGGCTGGGAGATAAATATATTCACCTCTCGGCGGCTTCTTGGCGTATTCGCGTGCGCGCCATTGGGACATGCGCGGTGCGTTCTCTTGCTCTGCTCGCGCCGTTTCACGCTCAATCCCGGCCTCGACCATAAGTTGATTGTCGAAATCAAGAGGCTCTGGCGGGTTGACCCGGCCACGCATGGCGGTGCTGATGACGACGTGCCTCATTCTTCCTCCAGGACTCCATCGATTTCTTCCAGCCTTAGCAGCCGGTGCTTGCGGCCATCGTGCTCGACTTCGCGGCCGGCGTACTTGGCCCACTGCACGCGCTCGCCGACAGCTACGCCCTCAGGATTTCCGCCCCAGGTGGCTGGGAAGTCATCTTCTACGCGCTGCCCCATCAAATGCGGAATGAGTTTGACCTTTAACGCTTCGGGGCCAGCCGCCACCACAACCCCCTGCGTCGGCTCCTCTTTCTGCGACGGCGGTGCGGCCAGGCCTACGGTTTTCGGCGCTGCGCCATCGGGCAGCACCAGCACGCGGTCATGTAACGGTCTGAATTTCACCCTCTCCTCCTATTCTGCCAAAGGCAGCTATACCCCAAGAATTCACACTGAATCGTCCCCGTCTCACCGTCGCGTTGCTTGGCGATGATGATTTCGGCATCGTATTTCGTCGCCTCATCCCGCTTGTAGTACGACGGTCTGTGAAAAAGCGCGACGTTATCGGCCCTCTCCTCAATCTCCCCGGAGTTCTTGAGGTCGACCATGCTGGGCCGGCTGTCCTCGTTTTTGGTGCTCTCCCGCTTGAGCTGGTGGTAGACGCCCACGGGAACCTCGAGTTCCTGTGCAACGTCCTTGAGCCCCTGCACCTTCTTGCCGAGCAGTTCATCCCCGCGCATCCCCTTTTCCCAGATGCCCTCATTCGAGATGCCGTAGAGCTGGTCAACCAGGATCACGTCGAGGTCCCCGCTCCGCTTGAGGCGCGCGGACTTTGCGCGGATACTCGACAGGCTCATCTTCGACCGCTGGTCGATAAAGATGGGCAACTTCCTAAACTCGTCTCGCGCCTCTTCGATGTAGATTTTCTCGATCATATCGAGCTGGCCGCGGCGGTAGCTCTTGAATGAGACTCCAGAGCGCCCGCACAGCATACGTCCGATGAAGGAGGCTTTGCGCTGCTCGTTGATGAAGTCGGCGACCGCTTTCCCGCGGCGCGCCATCTGCCAAGTGATCGTGCCGCAGTGTGACGTTTTCCCCATTCCAGCTCGACCGGCAAAGACGGTCAGCTCTCCGGGGTGCAGGCCGAACGTCATCTCGTCGTAGTCGTCAATCCCAGTGAAGATACCGGGCTTGCGCTCGGTGAATACGTCGTTCTGGTCGAGCCACTGGCCAACCGATTCAAGGTCGGCGCCGTCGAGGTTTGTGTTCTCGAGGTCGTTGAGGTCCTGGAGCGTGCGGGAGAGTACCCCGGTTGCGTCCTCGGTCTGGTCGGCGGCCTTGGCGATGGCAGCCGAGCAGATGCCCATGAGCCGCCGCAACAGGCTCTTGTCCTTGACGATGCGGATATAGTCTTCGATGACCGGCCGCCGCGGCAAACCCTCAGTCAGCGAGGCCAGGTAAGCCACACCGCCGACAGCTTCGACCTCTTTGTGTTTGGCGAGCTCGTTTGAGAGGGTAACGATGTCGACGGCGCGGCCGCGGTCGACCAACTCCGTCATGCGGCAGAAGATGCGGCGGTGGGAATCTAGAGAGAAATCGTCGGGCTTGAGAACCTCTGCGGCCTCGTGGTGCGCGGAGACGTCGAGCAGGATTGCCCCGAGAATAGTCCTCTCGGCGTCGAGATTTATGGGCAATCCTGCATCGAGTGTCAGGTCCACGGTTGTGCTCGTTCCTTAGCTTGCTGGTGTGGCCGGTGGCGGAGTCGGGGTCACGGATGCGGTCAGCGCCGTGGTTGCGGCCGAGAGCGCGGCGACCTTGGTTTCGAGGTCCGCGGCGATCGAGGCGACCGCGGAGTCGGAATCATCTCCGCTCGTGGCTGTGCTCAGTTGCTCGCTGAGGGATTGGATGTCTTCTACCGCAGCGGTTACTTCTGCGGTGTTGGCGGCTATGGCGGCAGCAAGGTCAGAATCGGCCTGCTGCAGGGCGGCGAGTCCTGCGTTTACGGTTGATGCCATGGCTTCGATTTTCCTCTCAATTCCGGCAAGCCGTAAGAGGACATGACCAAGCTCCTCCATGATTTGCCGGTGTTCGTTGTACGTCATTGGTGCTACCTCACGGGGTACAACATCGGTTAATGCTTAGAAATTCTCGTCCTGCGCTTCGCTCAGCGTCACCGCCGCGCCCGCTTTCTCGGCGGCATCAGCGTCCAGATTCTCGGCGGACGGATCACCCTTGAAAAACGAGCTAACATTCTCCTGCGACTCGGCGACGGAAGCTGCCTCTTCCGCTGGCGGGATCGGCACACCATCAGCCTCGGCCAGGTCCAGTTCCATCTGATGCTCGGATGGAGCCATCGCCCTGGTCTTCTCCATCTTGCCGTCGGGACCGATGTAGGATACCTCGCCGACGTTCGGCGTGTCCCACTTCAATTCGCAGCGCACGTTGCGCATTTCAAATCCGCCCGAGAGTTGGCGCGAAAGCGAGTTAATTCTGGTGCCTAGTCCACTCAATCTCTCGCCAAATTGAGCCTTCGCGGTCTTGAATTCATCCTCCACGGTGGCCAGATGAGTATGCGCCTCAGCGAGTTCGCTGCCCATCTGCAGCCGCTCAGCGTCGTTAAAGTCGTGACGGACGTAAATCGTTTCGTGCGTGATGCGAGTGGCCATTGTGGTTCCTTTCAAACTAAAAGAGAGTCCGGTACCTCGAAGAATCCGAGTGCACCCTTGAATGGGATTGGTTTGCCGTAGGCGATGGGATGACGCAGTACAAAACCGTAATCCCCAAAGAACCACGGGCTGCTGCTTTGGCTCACGCAGTCAACAATCTCCACGCTACCGACGATGCAACCGCAGCCATCCAGAATATCCGAGGGCATCTTGAGGTCGCCCCGTTGGGCGATATCGCGGCAGTAGTCAAAGTCCTCTTCAATTTCAGATTGTCTCCAATATTTGCCGGCGTGCAGTAGCACGATCCCGCGCTGATTCGTAAACCAATCGCGGTTTTCAATGTCTTTGCCGAGGTGCAGGATCGCCCACCACCACGGCGCTCTTACGCTGAGTGCTTTCATCTCTCCCTCAAAACGGCGGCATGCCGTCATCGTCCTGTTTCGTTTCCTGCTTGCCCGGCTTTCCAAACTTCGCGAATAGTGCCCGGTTCCTCGCGGCCCCTGCCGCCAACTTCACCGCTTTCGCCAGCCGGCTCAGCACATCCTGCCGGCCCAGCGGGATCTCCGTCTCAAGAAACCGGAGCAGCTTGTGAAACTCCTCTGGAGTGAGCGACCCCTTGACCTGGTTGCACTGCATACAAGGAAACCCCAGGTTATCGAGTCCGGAACTACCGCCCCGGCTCAATGGCGTTTCATGATCCGGCGTCACTTCCTTGAGCACGCAAAACTTGCGGCAGTACGGGCATTGAATCGCCCCATCCTCGTGACCACCTAGCGCGCGAAGTACTGCGGCGCGGAACTGGTCCTTGCTGAAACTCAATGGCGGCAGCTTCTTTTTGCGGACCCTCACGACCATGGCGTCGTAGCGCGAGCCCGTGACCTCCATAAAGCCACGGTGGCCCTGGTTCTCGAACAGCGCGCCGGTGCCTACAGGGTTCATTCCTTATCCCTCAATCACCTGCACGTCGTCCGCCTGCGGTCCCCTGTCGCCCTGCACAATCTCGAATTCGACCACCTGGTTGGCTTCGAGCGTTCTGTAGCCTTCGCCCTGGATGGCGGAGTAATGCACGAATACGTCTTTGCTGCCGTCCGTGGGCTTGATGAAGCCGAACCCCTTCGTGCTGTTGAACCATGCTACTTTGCCTTGCATGTCTTGCTCCTTGAATTGAATTTTTGCGCGGACGGGTGTGTATCTCTCCCTCTCGTTTAAGACCGTCGCTGGATTTGCCTGGGTCTCCGCGCTTCCTCCGGCTGGTGCCCACCTTCCGGAAGCCTTAGATTTGGGACTTATATACTTGAGTCCCTGACTTCATCTTGAGCGTTTTGATGATGAAGGAAAGGCTTCGCGCTTTCACCCTTCAGCCTTTCGCGCTGAATAACCGCGCCTTCTGCAACATCCCCTTCACTCAACATGAGCGAAATAATCCATCGAAGATCGCCGATCTCTTTCGCAAGCAAACCGCGATTGCT